GAGCGTTCTCAAAGATTACATCCTTGAGCTGGTCAAGATAGCTGAGAGGCTCAGCGCCCGCTACGTCAAACTTGCTACCAAACTGAGCGGTTGAGGTGGCTGTGTTGAAGTTTGCGCCATCAAAGAGGACGTCAGCGGCTCGCTTCTCTTTGGCAAGCTTCATGACTCGAGCGACCTTCTTTACAATTCGCGCTTCCTCAGAACCGGGATACTGTGAATCAACAATATCCTCCATAGCGATACCGTCCTCTGCTGAGTAGATATCACACTTGTATGTGAGTCTTGAGCGGTCAAAGCCACCAATTCGAGCGCGTGAAGCGCCGGGAGCTCGCTCAAGGTCAAGCCCTGCACCCGCGCCCATGAAGTTGCGTGAAGTCTCAAGTAAGAGAATGCCTGAGCGCTGAGGAACGCGAACGTTCTCACAGACCTTATCAGCAATGAGTTGGTTATCACTAGGGACCGCTTCAGCAACTAAGCCACTGAGGATCTCATCAACTGGGTGGATATTACGATATGAACTAGCCATTTAGATCACCTCCTATTAAGCGAGTGGAGCAAGACCACGGCTGAAGCAAATCAAGATTTGCTCATTAGCTGAGGCGGTCAGTTGGTTGATGTTTGGAACAGTGAAGCCCACTGGGTAGTGAGTTGACGCCGCCGCCTGAACCTCGCCATCTGTTGTCACACTGAGGACGGTATCAGAGGTGAGGGTCAGGGAACCTGAAGCGATGACGCGGGTGAGCCCACTGATAACAACGTCAACAGGGTCGCCCGCCTCAGCGGCGCGTTGAGCTACACCAATGATGGTGTTAGCTGTTGGTGTGGAAGCCACTGCAACCTTGCCCGCGCTGTCGATAGCGACTAACGCGAACTCAGTGACCGCAGAAGCACAAATGAACGATTGAACGATCTGATTCATGTCAGTCTCCTAGTTGAAAACACTGTTGTATTGATCTGGGTTTTGCTCTCGGTAGAGGTTGAGAGCCTCAGAGAAGGTGAGGCTTTTCTCTGTTGCGAGCGCCTTGACCTTCTCAGCGAGTGTTGCCTTGTTGAGCTCCTCACCACTAGCACCGTGTCCGACCTCATTGAGAGGGACCGCGCTAGACGCTGGGCGCTCGCTGAACATCCTCCAAAACTCAGGCATGTTCTCACGAACGTCCCAAGCTTTAGCCGCCGCGCTCTCCTCAGCGGGTGATACCTTGCCCTCACGGAGAAGGGCGCTGACCGCCTCGCGGCGCTCGACTTCACGCTTCTCAGTCTCGATAACCTCAAGGCGCTCATTGAGCTTTTGATTTTGGGCGCGTAACTGCATGACCTCGCTCAAGAGGTTAGCGTCAGTGATCTTCTCACTAAGTTGAGCGGGCTCGCTCATCTTGCGCTCCTTGTCATAGCCTGAGCCCATAGCCTCAGCCTTGGTCTCCTCTTCCTCCTCAAGCTTTGACTCTTCAGCCATCTCCTCAGCCTCAAGCTCACCTGATAGGCTCGCCTCAGCTTCTGACTTCATATCTTTAATCTTTTGCTCAAGCTCTTTAACCATCGCGTCCTTAGCGGCGAGCGCGGCTTTGAGCTCATCAGCGGACATATTCTCAAAGTCCATGAGTTTCTCTCTTTCCGATAAAGTGACCCGATCAATCTTGGAGTGTGATTGAGCTGGGCGTGGAGTTAGTGTGATGGCGAGAAGCTGGGCATCGCCCACCTTGTCACCACCATCACGGGTGAAGATTTCGCCGTGTAGATACTCAGGGGAGCTCCACAGGACGCCGCCCGCATCTTGAACGACCTTAAGACCTCGCTCATTGTATGCGGGTATTGCATAAAGCCCATCATCTCTGAGCTCTAAGTCTACGATCATCCCCAGGGCGTTCCCGCTCTCGGGAGGTGCAGGTGTTCCGCTTTGATAGGGTGAAGTCGCGTGTTGCCAGTCAATGATAACAGGGTCATCTTCACGGCGCTCTCTATAGACTCTCACCATCTCCTCAAGTAGCTCTTGAGATACAGGGGCGCCTATAGCCTCCCCACTCATGCGTGAGCTCACCTGACCAAGCGCTAGGGTTTTAAAGGCTTTTCCAATGGTCAGCCCTTCAGGTACATCATAGGACGCCTCAAAGCTTAATTGTACCGCCTCACCATAAGCCCTGAGCGCCGCCTTCTTATCAGCCGCGTTCATTTGGTTCACCACCTTCTTTGCCCATGTATAGCCAGCATCACCGCCCCATCCGTCCCAAGCTTGGCGCCCCTTGCCGTATTCGTCCCAAGTCGAGCCCTGCTTATCCACTTCATGGCGCGTGAAGTAGGCGAGCATACGCCTGACAGTTTGAGGGGATAGAGTCACGCCGTTGATGAGGTCACGCGCTCGCGCTATTCCTACCGGCGTCATCCCTCTTTGGCTTTGAGGCTTTTGAGCTCGCCTCCTGAGCGCCCGCTCGGCTGCCTTCTGAGCGCCTTGAGGGGGCTTGAAGTCAATGTGACTGTACTTCTTAGGAGCGAGTAAAGCCGCCTCATTCTTTGCTTCTGTCTTCTGAGGGTGACCGCTAGGGAGCAAGTCAAGGTCACCTGTGTAAGCTTCCTTACGCTCGCCTGTACCCACCAACTTGAGGAAGGCTTTGACGCGACCATAAGCCCATTGATTCCTAGTCATTCCGGGGCGGTGGCTCACAGAGAACGCACCCGCGCCACGTCTAAAGACCGCCTTGAGTGACCCTAGGTCAACCTTCTTAGACTTGGCTTTATATCGGTCATTGTGCTTATCAACCATCCCCTGAAGACCGCGCTCAACCGCCTCAGTGATTTCAATCCCCCCGCGCTTGCCTGAAGCTGACCCCTTGGGGTTGGTCTTGCTGCCTTTGATTTGGTCACGCTTTGGGGCGGGCGTTTGGGCTTTAGTCCTTGCCATTCTCACGCCTCCTCCTGATAGCCGCTTCAGCGAGCGCCGCTACACCTCCACCACTAGCGGCGCTGACGGTTCTCTCTAGGGCTGATCTCTGTGCTTCTTCGGGTAGGTCGCCAGCTCCTAGACGTTCCCTGATGGCTCGCTCTAAATCGTTGTCGGGTGTTAGTAGCCCTGAAGTGACGAGCTGTGGGAGCATCCCTAAAGATTCGGCTAGGTCGTCCGTATCTAAACCGGTATGCACCAAGCGCGGTAATTTGGAAGGGTCTATGGGTCCGTAATTCCATCTGATCAATCTCCCAATTGTGCCACCGCCACGGCGGTCAACACCGCTCACGGCTGACGCCACCAAGTCACACAGATTGATAGCCGCCCGCCTAAACACTGTGAGGTGTACTTCACCAACTGAGCGCGAGCCGGTGGCAGATATGCCAAGGTTTGCGAACTGAGTTAGGAAGGCTTGACTGATTTGGTTGTCACACTCACGGATGATATCAAGAGGACCTTGAGCATATAGATTGGGCGCGGCGGCGTATTGGTCAAAGCTCACCACGGGGTTGTCTACTAGATAGCTCTGTTGGGCGCTCAAGAAGGCTTGAGCTTGCGCTTCAGCGTCATCAATCATTGCGTTGATATCGCTATCAGTCAGCCCGTGCATATCAGCCACTGAACGGTCGACCTTCACGCGAGGAGTAGGAACCGCCCAGCGGTCAGCACCCACACACATGAGGTTTGAGATTCTCTGCTTAGTACGCCACCACCACCAAACAGGTCGAAGCATCCCTGAGCCCTCAAAGTTTGAGCCGGTACGGTTCAAGGTGAGGAGGAGGAGCTTGTTGGATGGGATGGGCTCAGGAACTTTACCCACCCCTACAACGTGCTGTTGTACACCATCAAGCTTTTGATTGTCGCGTGACAACCACTTCAGATGAGCTGAGGGCTCGCGGTCGGCGTAGAGGTCAAGCCAAACCTTCACCTTGCCGTCATAGTCAGGTCCAACCTTGTAAATCTCTTCAGCGTAGCGATACCCCAAGGGCACAAACTCAAAGAGATAGCTTAGTTGCTCCTCCCAAGATTGAGACATCTGACCGGCGTAGCCATCAAAGCCCCAAGCTTCATTGGCAAAGCGGGCGAGCTCCACACAAAGCGGGTCAGTCTCATTTGCGCTCTCCCATCTCCATGTAGCAGATAAGAGCGTCTGCCTGAGCATATGCCAAGAGCGCCTGACCACTGGGTCAGTCCTTAACATATCTTCAGCTTCTCTCACCCAATTGAGCCCGGTCAACTGAGCGTTGCGCTCATAACCGCTGATCATGCCCCCGCTTAATTGGGTGCCAGTAATCCCCCTCACAGAAAAGCGAGGATGGAGCGCTCGCATATGGCGCGGCGCCTCATCTTGTTCACTCTGATAATCGAGCTTTCTCATTCAGCCCTCTATGATGTGGGGGTCAATCCTCCATCATTCGTCAGGCTAGTCCATTGCGTCAGGTCTAGTTTCATTATTAACAGCGCAAATGTCAAGGGTTGTCTCAGCCCTCGATTGACCCAAACATCTTAAATAGGAAGTGACTTCCTATTTGTCTTCGTACTTGCTGAGCTCCCTCGTGAGATACCAAAGCGCCTTCTGTAAATCCTCGCGGGCGTCACCCTTGTGACCTGAGCGTGCTACATACTTCACCACGTTACCCAAACAGAACCCAAGCCCCCAAGCCTCCACCGCGTCAATGACCTCAACGCCGCTCTCATGATGGTAATGAGGCGGGTGATCTACAGGGGAGCTCTCAAGGTCTGCTGTGAGGTCGACCCTATCAAGCGCTGGGTAAACTTGAATCTCATCGCTCATGATTTGCTCTATTGGCGATAGCTTCAACCTTGCCCTCAAGTTTGAGTAATTCGTCATGTAGGTCATCCATTCGCTCAATGATTGCCTTCTGTTCTTCCGCTTCTAACTCAAAGCGCTTAGAGGTGAACTTGTAAAGCATATACATTAAGCCAACGGTCACAACCGCCACTAGATTGTTAGGGTCAAGTACCTTCTCAATGAGAGATGGAGGGAGAGCGCTTGGGTCAGCCATTAGAAGCCCCTTGAGTTTGGAGTGATACCCGCCAGCCTTGAGCGGTCAGGTTTACGCCTTGGAGTATATGATGAACGGCTCACTTCGTCAGCCCAATAATGGAAGATGCAATCATATCTAAGGGCGTCAAGAGGGTCTTCTCGACCATCCTTCTTTGGTTGCTCTTTATTATCCCACGCATAGCTCAGGAGCGCCTTCCTCAAGCTGTTCCCTATAGCTCGCTCGCCCTTGTCCCAGACCTCGCGGGTGATCAAGTAGCGGTTACGGTTGAACGCTCGCTTGAGGCGCTGAACGCCGTTCAGAATGTCAGTCCTCACGGGGTCAGTGGTGTGCTTCAACTTCAGCCCAAGCCCACCCGCTCCAATCCCTTTAGCCATCTCACGGAAGGCTGAGCGCCCTGTCTGATCACTCCTAGCCTTGCCCGCTTTATCTGCACATCCTGAATCAAGCCATATCCTAGGACCGGGGGCGGAGCTCCTGAGTGAACGAGGGTAAGCCACCCTCAATATCATCTCACTGAGCTGGGTGATGGTGACCTCTTGGGGGTTAAACTCATGCACTATGACGCTCGCCTCACGCGCCTCATCATAAACGATAATCAAGACGCTCGGCTTCCTAAAGCCCCAGTCTATAGCAATCCTTCCGCTCATGTCAGGATGATATTTAAAGTCATCAATTACATGATCCTCAGAGCTAAACTCTTGATACACCAACCCGCTTGGTGGCTTTGGCTTATTCATCACCATAGCCTCACGCTCAGCCTCAGGGAGAAGCTTGGTGGCTTCAAACCATGCCTCACTCAAGTTGTTCTGATTAACGTATGAGGTGAAGAGGAGGGGGGCGATCTTGGCTTGTTCTGCCATCTGACACCACCAAGCGTCAGCGACTGGGAGACCCACCAAGATCAAGGTGGGTGATGGTCCTGACCTCAAGCGCCCTAGCGCTTTGTGAGCTACCTCAGCGCCCAAAGTTTGACACTCATCTATGAGGGCAACCCCTGAAGTCACGTTGATCCCCTCAAGTGGGTTGTGTTCAGCGCTCCTAGTGCCCGGTCTATAGTAAGAACGACAGAGGACGCTTGAGCCCGTGTGATTGTCTGTCCACTTATGAAGGGTGTGGTTGTATGTCCACCCGCGAGGAGCTAGCCACTTTTGAATCTCAGGCATTAACACGGAATTATAGCGCGGGTTCGTGTCGGTGATGAGGAGGGAGGTAGTACCGGGGCGCGTCTTACTCAGGAACCATAAGGCAAAGATGAGCGAGGAAGTCTTACCACTACCCCACCCACAACGGGCGGCTATAATGTGTTGCTTCCTCCTGATACCTGCAATGATCTCACGTTGAAGCTCATTGAGCTCAAGGGCGGGCTCAGTGCTCATCACATATCCTTGAGGTAAGCTCTGAGGGTGGGCTCATCAATTGTGAGCTGATGAGAGCGCCGCCCCTTCTTGTATCCCCTGATGACCCCCGCCTCAGCCATCAAGAGCGCCCAGTGTTGAAGCTTATAGGCGCTGACCTCAGCGGTGGCGTATCGCTTCATATAAGTCCTGATGCCAATCTCTTCCTCAGGAAAGCTCATGACAGCGAGGAGGGCGAGCTTACATTCATGAGTGAGCTTGCTATGTGCTATGAGCTCCTCAAGGTCTTGGGTCACGTTAGGGGAGGGTGGTGACTTGCGAGGCAATGAAGCCACTGACCAAAAGAGTTGAGGGTCAGTGAAGTCACATATGGCTTTGTCAAGGTCGTTCAAGCTGTGCCAGCGCGCTCGACTCATGGGGGAATCTCTCCCAACGTCACGCCCCCAAACCATCACCACCTCCCACGGCGTAGAGAAGTTGACCGCCGCCGCTTGGAAGGGGGCGCGATATATGCCAAGCGCCACCACCCACAGGGCATCCCCCTCATGAGCTATGGTTTGAAGCTTGGTGAGCTTGGGACCCATCCTGTCGAGCACCTCATCAAGTATTGACCAAATGGGGCGGCGGTCATCTATCTTAGCGTGCTTAGTCTTGACCTCTAACGCGACAACCGCCTCACCGTTCCTCTTTTGAAGTATGAGGTCGCAATACTCCCCCGGCTCAGGGAAGGCAGGGCGCCCCGCCTCTATAGGGTTCTTGGTCAGGCGATAGTTTGCCCAGTCAGCGCTCTCGATAATCGAGACCAACAAACCTTGGAAGCGCTGATGGATGCGAACCGCAGCCGCCTCCATTTGGGCTTTAGTCCAAGTAGAGGTCAGAGATGGGCGGTTGATCTGAAGTTTATTCTGTGTCATAACAATCCCGCTCTTTTGTTTGGGCTTGCCTCCCCTATGAGGGTGGGGGGGGCGGCTCATGCTTTAGTCGTCTTTGGGCTCATCTACCATCATGGCGTTAGTCTGCTCAATCATGGCGATCACTTCAGGGATACCGTCCTCTTTCTTGGCGGTTATCTCAAGCTCCTTCTTCTCACCATACTCAGCAGGGAAGCGCCGGGCTAACATCCAAGAGAGCGCCCGCCAGTCCTTATCATCACTCTGTGAAGCTGACCTCATGAGGTTGAGCTCGATTGTCCCAAAGCCCTCATCAAGAGCCTCCTCAACAAGCTCTTTAATCTCAGGGTGCTTATCCATCCAACGGTAGAGAGTTGCCTTGCTGAACTTAGATAGACCACAAGCGCCGCGTATTGATTGACCGTCCTTAATTCGCTCCAACATCTCCAAGAACCTAGGGTCCTGTGCGCGTGCGTTGATGGTCTCATCTTTAATCACTTCTCGCTGAGCCAAGCCCTTAAGCGCCTCAAGCTGTTCTTTGCTTTTCTTCTTAGCCATGATGTTTCCTCAAGTAGAGCCTCACGCTCCTAAAGCCACCCTGAATAGTATTTAAATTGACACCATAGTCACGGGCGATCTCATTCCTGTTGAGCCCCTCATCAAAGAAATGTTGAGCTGCTATCTTTTGCCCTCGCGTCTTAAAATGACTAGCCATCTCAGCCTTGAGCACCTCCCTGTCAATCTCAAAGTCCCAGCTCTTAGGGGTGCTGTTGGTTGGATGTTGGCTAGTCTTAAATATCTCAAGGTGCTTATCGTCTTTGGTCTTTTGATCCCTGAAGTGGTTGATAGCTCTGAGCTTGGTGGTGTGCATGATTGCGGCGTCAATACATCCATACATGTCTAAACGCCTCCACCCTTTATCCAAGAGATAAATGCAGGTGTCCTGATAAATATCCTGAGCATCATCAAGGCTAAGGCGAAAGACCCTCATGATTCTTGATATAGCGCGGCGCCTCATAAACACTAGGCGCTCTCCCATCTTCTCTAATTTTTCAATGTCCGTCATCCGCTTGTCCATTAGTCAGGTTATTAGTCAGCCCCACTTGTCGCTGTCAGGATGCCAAGTAGGAGCTCCCTGATTGCCTATGGCGTTGTGCTTGGGCTTGCCTGTCACAAACTCCCAAGTGTTCACGATGACGTCAACGTCTTGTTGTTTAACCCCGTCCTTTTCCCATGTGTTGGTCTTTAGCTTGCCGGTGATGGCAACGGTTGAGCCCTTGGTCACGTTGCTTATGATGCTCTCACCTGTACGCCCAAAGGCTACACAATTAAACCACTGGGTGATTTTCTCTCCACCCTTGCGGCGCTCATCAACAGCAAGGGAGAAGCTGGCGATGTTTCGCTCTTGACCTCTCGCGGCGGGGTCCTTGCCTACATTGCCAATCAAGATAATATGGTTCATTCTCTCTCCATTATTTAAGGCGGGCGAGGGTCAATGGCGTCAATTAAACATCAACCCCCGCCCTATGGGTACATACATCCAACCGTGAAAGAGGTTACATGATTGAAAACAAAATAACAACACAGGGCGGCTTTGTCTCTTTGGTCGATCACATGGGCTCACCCTTGTCAGTGGTGAACAGCGCTAGGGTGTCAATGGGTAAGCGCTCAGAGGAGATGAGTGAGAAGGATTGGAAGCTTATTGAGTACCTGTGGACCCATAAGCACACCTCACCATTTAGACACGTTCAATTTCAATTTCACATCAAGGCGCCCATCTTCATCTTGCGCCAATGGATGAAGCATCAAGTGGGGTGCGCTTGGAATGAGATCAGCGGGAGATATGTAGAGTTTGAGGGTGATGTGTGGCAACCCTCAGAATGGCGCGAGAGCTCAGAGAAGGTGAAGCAAGGGTCAGGGGGCGCTATGCCAGACCACGCCGCGTTATCGGTCGAGTTACTTTATCAGAGGGCGAGCGCCGCAAACTTTTGCGTTTATCGTGAGCTGTTGGCTATGGG